TAATTCAGACATTATTTTTTCTTCTTATCTGCATATGCGTTTGCACCAAAATATGCTGCAACTAAAGCTGAGATTGCAACAAAATATGTTGGGGCTATGTCAGCAATTAATTTTGCTGCAGTTTCTTGACCTAACATAGCAGTAATTAATATGCCAGTAGGATAAAACAACATACCCAACAATGCAAACCAAGTCATTGTTCTCATTGCATCTCTACGGGCATCTGCGTCTTCTAATTCTTTTCTTTTAAATTCCAAATCCATCTCCATTTCTTGTTTAGTGATATGTCCATCACCATTCAAATCTTTTACAGCGACCTCTGGGTCAACTGTTTTTTCTATTTTGTTCTTTGATTCGTTCATTTTCCTCTCGCACGTGTTGTTGAAGTAAATCTACATATACATCTCTTTCCCAAGGTACCATATTTTCAATATCACTTAAACTATACTTATGATGTTGCATCATCGCGAAATTAGTTTTAAAATAATTTTCTAAATTATTATGAGAAAGAGCTATTAAAAAAAACTTTGCAGACCCTCCAGTGTTACTGTTGATGTTACTTTTGTATTAGGATTTTCAACTCTAATATCGTGTTTTAATTTAGGCATAGTTTCAAAAAAAGTTTGTATTTTTTTAAATTGTTCTGTATTAAAAGATGATACGAATTCTTCTGCTTCTTTTTCACTAAAGTCTTCTATTATCTTTTCACCTTCATAAACTGTTTTTATACACCTTGGTATGATTTTAAACATTTCACCTGTATCTTTTAGATTCATATTTGTAACCTCTTTCATACTAGGATATTTCATAACTGTTTTGATATTGTCTGTTATATCAATTACATTTGTATGATTTTCATTGATTGATAATTTGATATCATTAATATCAATTTCTTTTTCTACTCTTGTTTTTTCGTCATCTGGACAAGTAACATTTACTTTAATTTGTTCACCCACAGATTTACCTCTAATATGTAAGAATAAAAATTCTATGTCAAACATAGGTAATTTTTGTATATCAAGTTTATGAAATGTACATTCATTTATAATGTCTAACATTGTTTTCATAATACTTTTATCATCACCTGTTTCCGATGCTATCATCAAAAGTTTTTCTTCTTTTACAAGAAATGGTCTATATTCTATTTCATCTTGTAAACTTTGTAGTTTTATTTTATATGTTGGCGTTTCAAGTTTAGGTAAAGCCATAATATTTCACTCCTATTCTAATAATAAATCTGCCGCAGCTCTACCACCAACTACTACCGATGGTCCCGCACCAGATTTACCTAGTATATCTGTTAATATACCTTTTACATCAAATAATTCATTCTTGTTACTTCCAGGGAAATTACTTGCAATATAGTCGTTTAAATTTTTAGAAGGTTCACGACCAATACCTTCCCAATATCTGTATGCAAAATCTATTGATATTTTTTGCAAACCAGAATCTGTATTTAATTCTTGTGCTTGTATTGTTTTTGGATAAACCTCAAATAGTTTAACACCATATTTTGTTTTCTCTTCAGTTGCACCAGTAAAAGTTAAAAAGTTACCTGGTATTGAAGTACTTCTACCTTTAGATAATTGAAAGATATGTATCTCACCAACAATGTCATTATAGTAATTCATATTATATGTTCCTGGTTGATATATTTGTTTTTGCCATTCTTCAAAGAATACTTTTTCTTCTAAATCTTTGTTACACCAAAATGTACCTGTAATTGTAGAACTTTGTACAACACCTTGTGGCATTTCTCTTGGTGGTCCATAAATGTTATCATCAGGTGCAGATAGAATTGACCTTTCAGGATATTGAAAATTTTCACATCTTAAACTGACATATCTTGCAGCTTCAGAACTACCACTCAAAACTTTAGGTAAATTTATCATAATCTCAAATCTATTTGTTTGAGCTTGTTCTTGAGTTAGGAAAGTTTGTTTCCATTGTTTTAAGTTAAACACTATATTGCCTTTCTACTATCTGCCCATACTTTAGCTGTACTTGATTTTCTAAATCTTTGTACAGGTAACATCAATGCAGTAACAAAATCTTCACTATCTATTCTTCTAAATCTACTTCTAGTAAATTGATAAAGATATCTTTTCAAAGTTGGTTTTACTATGTTTACATTTTGTAGTTTACCATATGATGTAAAAATTCTCATATCACTTTGTGGTCCTCTTGCATCATCTTCTAATCTTTTCATTAATCTTGCTCTCAATGCATAAGGAAGATAATGAAAGTTAATACCTAGAAATCCATCACTATATCTTTTTATAGGTAACACTAACGGAAACACATCATAGTAAGGTAGTTTGTCTTTATATTTTGGGTCATACAAAAACATATTTAATCTACCAATATGATATCTACCAGAGAGTCTACCATCTCTAATTAATTCACTAGATGAAGGTGCACCCAACTCTCTAATTCTATTACGATACCACTGATATGGTTCTCTACCAGTCTTTCGTAGATTTCGTATTTCGTCAAATATACTCATATAATATTATTTATACTTGGGCATTAGGTGGTCCTCGGTAAGAATGATAAAGTCCATATTTCTATCTCTACAATACTCTCTTGCAGCTTCCCATTTGGCACTATTTCTACCCCATTCATAAACTTCTTTTACAAATGCTTTTGTTTTTCTTTTTGGTATTTGAGGTTTTTTTGTAAATTTCTTTGGTTTGACTTCTATAATCATTTTTCTAATTTTACCATCTGCTCTTTTACATTTTATATAGAAATCAGGAAAATATCTGTGATATTTACCATCTGTAGGTAAAAAATAAGGTATTTGTATTTCTTCTGAACCCCATTCTAGTATTTTGTCATTTTTATCACAATATACCATAAATTTACGCTCCCACAAACTTCTGTAATAAATAGTAGTAGGATTGCCTTTATATTTTTTGGGATGTGTAGGAATATAACGGCCACTGTAACTCATAGGAATATTTATATGGTCTTTTCAACTAAGTTATTTTCTGGTGGTTTAACGAATCAACTAGGTTCTTTTCTAAATGGTAGAAACTCTTTAGGTTCACAATCATTAGGTGACCCATTTGCAGGTGGTTATAATTCTGTTAGTGGTAATAAGTCAGGACAAAGAGTTTTTCAATACCCTTTAGATTTAGGTGGCACACCCAATCAAGGACATTTCATATTGTTTTATGTGAATACTCAAGATGTTGGTAAATTAAAATATGAAAACTCTGGTCAAGCATCAAAGAATCTAATATCTTCGGAAAATGCTTCACAAATTGCACGAAATGCTATAAGTTCATTTAAAAGTGCGACTGGTGCAGCAACTGCATCATTTATGTCTGGGTCTACAAAGGCTCAACAATTAAATCCTAGAAGAAGTGCAAATAAACCCACAAAGATATTTACACATACAAGAGCACCAACAACACGAACAGATATGGTTATAGCATTATATATGCCTGCACAAGTAGAAGTTACATATAACTCTGCATATGAAGATAAAGAAATAGGTATGATAGCTAAAGGAATATCTAATGTTATGGGTGCTGAAAATAAAGTTCAAGCTGCAAGTGGAGAAGTACAAGCTGCTGCACCAGAAATGGCTAGAAACGCACTTGATACTGCTGCATCTGGTTCAAAAGCATTAGATTTTGCAAGAACTGGTAAAGTCACAACCGATAGAATGGAATTAATATTTAGTGGTGTTGCTAAAAGGTCATTTAGTTATAATTTTAAGTTTTTACCAAAGAGTATGGAAGAAGCAAAAATGGTCAGAGAGATTATAAACATATTTAAATTTCATATGTTACCAGAAGTTGAAGGTGACCAAGGTAAATCAAGAGTATTTGTTACACCTGATGTATTTGATATAGAGTATCATTGGGTTGGTAAAGGTGACCACAATACATATTTAAATAAAGTTTCTACTTGTGTTTTAGAAAATCTAAATGTCAAGTACGGAGGAGGACGATACAGTGCGCATGTACCTGATGATGAAGGTGATACACCACCTGTTGAATCAGAGATGTCGTTACAATTTAAAGAACTTGAAATTATTACTAAAGAGAGAGCTAAGGAAGGTTTTTAATGTATTTTTCTAAATTTCCTAAATTAAATTATGATATAAAAGGTGATGGTAATCTATCACAATTTACACATATATTAAAAAGAGTTAAGTTAGCTACTAACGCAGCTGCAAATACAAAAATATTTGATTATTATCAAGTTGCTATGGGTGAGAAACCAGAAGATATTGCATTTAAATATTATGGTGATGCAAGTTTACATTGGATTGTCATAATAGTAAATGATGTTATTGATAGATTTCACCAATGGCCAATGGGTGTAGAGGCTTTTGAACAATTCTTAAAGGACAAATATGATAATCCTAACGGAATTCATCATTATGAGATTACAAAAACATCAGGTGATACTAGTGAGGTTATTAATATTGGTCCAGATAAAACTTCACATCCAACAGCTGTAAGTGTTAGTAATTATCAGTATGAAGAAAGTGTACAAGTTGCAAGAGGTCAAATAAGATTATTAAAAAAAGAATTCTTATTTCAATTTATAAAAGAGTTTAAGGCATTATTGAGTGAAGGTACAGCATAATGTCTAAAAGTCCTTTGGGTATGCAGTATGCTGGTCAGTACCAGGTACAAGAATGTAAATTAGTTACACACGCAGGTGTAGATGTTGATTTAGAAGGTGTTTTAATTGAAGCAAATATTTATGAAGAATTATTTTCAAACGCGATTTCTGCAGATATCACATTCGTTGATACAAAAGATTTATCAGAAACATTACCAATCATAGGTAATGAATATGTCAAATTAGAAATTGGTACACCAGAAGAAACCAACGAAGGTTCTATTAACTTTACTGAACATACATTTGTAGTTTACAAAATATTACAAGAAGTTGATATGAATCAAGGTAAAATGATAACCTTAAAACTTACCACAAATGAAATATTTTTAAATAATAGAAGAAGAGTTTCACAATCATTTACTGGTTCTTATTCAGAGATGGTTGAAAAGATATTTAGAGGTGAAAATTATTTAAATTCTAAAAAACAATTAAAATTAGAAGATACAGTAGGTGGGTTCTCTTTCGTGATTCCTAACATGCATCCTTTTGATGCTATCAATATGCTTTCACAAAGGTCATTATCTAGATTTGAAACATCATCTTACATATTTTATGAAACGACCCGCGGTTACAACTTTAGAAGTTTAGAAAGTTTATTTGAAGAAGGACCTATAATGGAATATAATGTTGGTGAAGGTGACTTACACGAAAAAAAAGGTGTAAATCCACAAGAGGTTAATTTGAATCAGATAGAAAGTGATAAAATCATAAGTAGTAATGATATATTAAATGGTATTCGTACAGGACTTTATGCATCAAAAATGATATTACACGACAGTTTTAATAAGACATATTCAGAAACACCTTTCTCTTATAAAGAGTCATTTAAAAAGGGAAATGATGTTGAAACACTTGGTGGTGGACAAGGTAAACCACTATTTCCACTTGAAAGTATATTAGACCAACAAGGTAACACAGTAAGTGATTATTCAGATTCACTTGTTACTGTACAATCAACAACAGGACCAGATTCTTTTCATACAGGCACATATCCAAAATTTAGAACACCTTATGGTAAAGTAAATCCAGGGTCTGATATATTAAACAGATTTTCAAAACTCTCACAAATTGCAAATGGTATCAGTTATTACCTAGAAATAGTAGGTAATACTGGTATTGAAGTCGGCCAACTTCTTGAACTTAACATACCAAAAAATAAAACAGATGGTGGTGAATTATATAATGAAAAAGTATCAGGTCGTTATATTATAAAAAAACTAAAACACTCATTTATGCGTTATGGTGATAATAAACATAGAATAGGACTTGAGGTAGTTAAAGATAGTACTCAATTAAGTTTTCCTGAAGATTTACCTGAACCAGGTACAGGAAGAGGAGGTACTGTGACTATATGATGATTACTTAAAGGAAAAAAAATGACTAATAAAAACACTCGTAAGTTAAGAACACTAAATTTTCAAAGACAAGAAAGAATTATTGATAATACGATTTGTGAATTAACTAAAGAAGCCAGCGAGTTATACACGGCGAGAACGAGAAAGTTTTTAGAAAGAAAGACAGCGTGAAAACATTTGAACAATTAACAGAAGGGGTATATGACCCTAATATTTTTAAGGCATTTTTTCTGGCAGGAGGACCTGGCAGTGGTAAATCTTATGTTGTAAGACGAACCACTGGAGGCCTCGGCCTTAAAATTGTAAACTCTGATATTGCATTTGAAAAACTACTAAACGATGCAGACTTTGACTTAGACTTTAGAGCTATGAGTCCAGAAAAAAGTTTAGAAAGAGATAAAATCAGAAGTAGAGCAAAAGAAATTACATCAAAAATGCAAAGAAATTTTGTTGCTGGCAGACTAGGATTAATAATAGACGGCACTGGTGCAGAATATGTTAAAATAGAAAGACAAGCAAGAAAGTTAAAAGAATTAGGATATGAAACTTATATGATATTTGTTAACACATCTTTAGACACAGCAATAGAAAGAAATAATCAAAGAAGTAGAAAGTTACCTTTAGATATTGTTAAAACATATTGGAACAATGTTCAATCTAACATAGGTAAATTTCAAAGATTATTTGGTATGGGTAATATGATAATTGTAGATAATAATAGTGCAGGTGAGAATGTGTTTAATACGGTATTTAAACAAATTGTAAAATTAACAAAAAGAAAAGTTAAAAATTACATTGCTAAACAATGGATTGACAATCAGTTAAGAATGAAAAGAGTTATGGGGGCATTGACAAATAGATAAATGCATGTTACAATATAAACAATAATAATTTATTTAGTGAGGTATTATGGCTAAAAGAAAAATGTCTGCAGAACAAAGACAGGCAGCAATTGAAAGACTTGCCAAGGCAAGAGAAAAAAGACTAAAAGAAAATCCACCCAAATACGCAAACATTTCACCAAAGGTATTAGCAATACCTGATGATGGTTTTATGTCTAGAAAAAAAGTGGTACAGTGGATTAAGACACAAAAAGATATTGCGTCATCTTCTGAGAAAGCAGCACGAAGACAAGGTGTTGATAAAAAACAAAAAGCAATAGAACACTCTAAGGCCTTAAATGCAAGAGCATATATTAGGTGGTTGAAGAGTTATTTAGAAACAGGTACTTTCCCAGGTGACTTCGTGGGTGAGTATGAAACAATACCTGTTACTAGAAGAATAGTGGCTGGACCAAGAGAAGGTGCACTATTGAAAGGTGGAAGGATACTAGACTAATGGATACATTAATGGAATGTTTAGGTGTTACTTGGTGGCAATGGTGGATACTAGTTGCTGTCACAGTAAACACTTCAATCAATCTTATCGTTTATGTTAAGGGTAGAAAGATTAAAAGATGATACAGTTATATAAGAATGTGTTAGAAGATGATTTAGTAAAAGAATTATTAGATTACTATCAACATAACTTAGATAGACTTACAGATTATGGTAACTTTGAACAAGTTGAAATAGATGCTGGACACAGATTAAGTAATCTAATGAAAGATTTGACTCACAAAATAGGTGATGATTATTTTGAGAAACACGACAAAACAAGTCAGGCACCAAAAGTTTATGCTGTTGAAGGTTTTAGAATCAAAAGATATGAACCAAATCAAGGTAGTTTTCCTTGGCATGTTGATGCAGGTACAATACAAAATTGTACACGATTTCTTGCGTTTTTATATTATTTAAATGACAATGATGCTGGCACAAAATTTGAGAAGGCATATGTACCCGCAGAAAAGGGTAGTGTAGTTGTATTTCCACCAATGTGGATGTATCCTCACGAAGGTGAAATGCCTAAAGAAAAACCAAAATTTATTATGAGTACATACTTTCATTTCTTAGGGGTTGACAGTAGATTACAAACCTGATAGGATAGCAGTATGAAAGAATTTATATTATTAATACAAATATTGTTTTCTTTTCCTAATGGTGAAACACAAACTATTTCTATTGAGAAAGGTATGGCTAGTGAACAAGATTGTCAGACAGAGATTGACAAACAAGGTGATGTGGCTATAAACTTCTTCGGTATGTCTATTGATTTATTTTTTGAATGTGTCAAGAGTGATGAGATACTAGATGATGATAAATACAATTATGATTATGAGATAGACAAAACATTACTAAAACATTTATTGAAAAAGAAAGGTGTGGATATATGATTGGTGTAAAAGCAGGTGTAGGTTATTTAAGTTATAAAGGTGTTACAAAGTGGTTAGAGTCAATACACAAAGATACTTTGGAACACGGTACTGAAGACCAACAATTTGTTTTAGAACAGATGATAGACTATATGAAACACGAATACAGAGAAGGTAAACCTCTGGTGAACAAAAATATAATAGGATATTAAAATGGGAATAGAAACAATTATCGGAGGGATTTTCTCCTTTAT